ATTGGATTTCCCGATACTCGTTGTATTGTCTCTGGCTCCACCAGCAGAATTGTTGGTAAAGAAAATACAATCATTACCATCGTCTATCTCAAGTCGAGTACCCCCTTGGAAAAGACCTATATGATCGTTCCATGTACTAATGCCACCTACTACAGTGCCAGCTTTTCTAAACCAAAGAATATCACCGTTTGAACCGTTGTTAAAATCACCAGAAATGCCATTGCTGCGACTTGCTGCAACCTTACCGTCTGAGCGTAAAGCAATGCCGCTTGCATCATTGTTGGTGGGTGGTTGATCGTCAGTAGTACCCACCAGCAAGTTACCGCTGGTATCGATGCGCATGGCTTCTGACCAAGAGATGTCGTTACCCGCAGTGCCTGATGCAGCATAACGCCAAACATGGGTGCCAGCGTTTTGATAATAGTTAGTGGCTTCGTCTGTAATTCTATACTCCCATGAGCCATCAGTATCTACATGAGCGTTTTGGCTAAAGTGTAGTGATGCATCCACAATAGCAGCTTTTTCAACATGTATAGCCCCAGTACCACCTAAGAATAAATTAGTATGATTGCTGTGACCCGCTATTGAAATTGTGCCAATTCCAACATTACCGCTGCTGTCGATGCGCATGCGTTCTGAGGCGTTCGTAATAAAGTACATATCATTGGTAGCAACCCCAATCATATTACCGTCATTAGTGCTGTTGCTATCTTCAATAATAATGTTTGCTTCTGCGTCTGAACTCTCAAACTTAGCTGTGTAGTTGTAACCACCGCCAGCAACTAAAAGCCCTACGTTATTGCCACTTTGAGCAATCTCAAGATTTGCACTAGGCGAAGTCGTGCCAATTCCAACATTAGCTGATGGACTTAAAATTAAATCACCATCAGTAACAGTAATTACTCCATTGGCTGCACCTGCTGAACCTGTATCAACAACTTGCAACTTCATTGAGTCGCCAGATGCAGTATTAATGTTTACGCCAAAATCACCACCTGTTGATGACTTTAGAACGATGCCTTCATTAAAAGTTGCTCTACCCGCTTGAGACATATCAAGGGTAAGGGCAGTTATATTTGAACCACCATCGTTACCTTTAAATACAATGTCTCCATCAGAAACTGTAGACTCTATAGTAAAATTAGTTGGTGTTGACTCCGTACCAAATTGACCAAAAGTTGTTCCACCTTTCTGAAAGAATATTTGTTGACCACCTGCATCAAGATTAATATCTCCTGCAACATCTAGTGTTAAATCGCCAGAAACATTAGCTATATTACCTGTGACTTGTATGCCTGTGCTGCTCGTCACCAGCTTCGCGCTATCTGCATACGACAGTGTTCCGGCAGCGGTTTTACCGCCGATAGCGTTGATGATCGTGTCGAGGCTGTCGAAGTCTGTGTTGATCTTCGTTCCCCACGTATCCTCTGACGCGCCTACCTCTGGCTTCGTTAAGCCATATGCCGTTGTTGTCGTATCTGCCATGTTCTATCTCCTATGCCGCATCGGCCCAAGTTTCGCTTGAAGCTGATGCCGGCGTCCAATCCGTCGATGTGGGGGAAACAGCCGCCCAGCTTTCTGGCGTGCTGCCCGCATCTTGCCACGTTTTGCTGTTTTCCGCAACAGGCGTCCACGTCTCAGGCGTGTCAGGCTCAGGCTCCCACTTCTTGCGACCATTTGCAACCACAGACGCCGCGCACACGATAACCGACGCAGCATTCTGCACGCGGTTGCATGTGGCGCTGACAGTTGCTACGCAGGCGGCGGTGGCGCTGTCCTCGAATATCGCAACGGCGCTTGCCGTTGTGGACGCCTGCACAGCAATCGCAGCAGCGCCATCACGAACCCTCTCAGCAGAAGCAGCAACAGATGCAGCAGCGGATATGGAAGCGGAGCCAATATGCACGCGCTCAGCCGCAGCCGTAACGCTGGCAGACGCCGCAATCGTGGCAGACGCCTCCCTGACGCGCGTGGCAGACGCCGCAACAGATGCGGCGACGGCAATGGTGGCGCTACCCTCTCGGACGCGATCAGCAGCAGACGCTGTCGTCGTAACCGTCTCGATGATTGACGCAGCGCCGCGAACTCGCACAGACGCGGCGGCGGTGGCAGAGGTGACGGCAACAATGGAGGCGGCGCCAATAATAGCGCCGTCCAAGCCGTAGTTGTAGCTGCCGTAGGTGCTTCGCCCGTAGCCGCTGCGATACGTCATTAGTCTAGCGTGATGTCAAGATCGCCCGCAGGAATACGGAACACGTCGCCCGTGTCAATCGTCTTGTTGGCGGTCAGGTTGGCGTAGGCCAGCAGATTGCCGCCAGATGACGCGTCGAAGATCCCCACAGCAACAACGGTGCCATATCCCGCCGTGGCGACGGGCCATTCTTCGGCGGCGCTATTTGTGGCCGTGTTGCCTGACACGGTGAACGCCGTAGCCTGACGCGCGTAGCCGCCGCCGGATACCTCTGTGCCGCCGCCGGTATCGGATGGTGCAACAGTGTATAGCGCGGTGTGCCACTCGGTCGGGCGTGTCGCGCTGTTGGTGGTGAACGCCCATGTCAGGACGGTTGTCTCGAAGGTGTTGGTGAAGCTCATCTCAATACGCCTTTATCTTCATGCGGCGACCAGACCCGCCAAATTTCGCTTTATCATTGTCTGCATTTATACCACCAATCGCGTTCGCCTGCAAAGACGCCCAAACTTGGATGCGCGCGTCGTCTTTCAAATACGGCGCAGAATGCACAAGCGAGCTGTATAGGTAGGCGTCGGGGAAGTATTCCAGCAGCCAGTTAGACGTGTTGCTGTCTGACAGCGCGCCGATCTTGGCGTAGTAATATAGCTCCGTCGAATATGTGCCATCGGGAACGGGGAACACCTCGATTTCGCCAGCCGTGATCGCGTAGTAGCGCGGCTCGTATGTTGCGTTGGCCGTGCGCTGCTTGCGCTCCAATAGCTGAAACTGGCTCAGCAGCTCAAGCGGCTGCGTGTTGCCCGAGGTAATATACATCCGTATGACCTCGTAGAAGTCAGACGGCACGGCGCTATACTGCGTATCAATGTTGGCGTTGGCGCGCTTCTCCTGACGCCAGTGGCGTATCTGGCGATTCATGTCTGCCTCGGCCAGAGAAATAAACGTCGGGATGACGCTCGTCAGGTCATCGCGGTCAAGAAAGTCTGCGATGCTAGATTGCAGCTCTGCATATGTTGTTATGGGCATTAGTCTAACAATCCTCTCTTGAGGTTAAATGCTGATCGCGGGTCTAGTATGCCACGTCTCTCGGCTTGATCTAAAATGCTTTGGATCTGCTGGGTTGTTGCCGTGTTTATGTCAATCCCACTATTTTTGAATAAATCGCCAAGAGCTTGGTTGCCTCTAGCTTGCTGCTCTAAAACTAAAAGACCAACAGGTTTTGAAACGTTGGCGGCCATAATATTGGACAAGTGCGCCAGTCTGGGGTCGGCACGCGCAGAGCGGGAGCGGATGTTGGCGGGGTCAATAATTGTGTATTCGCCAATATCACCCATGCCAGAAAAGCCTTGCTCGGCAACTCTTTGCGCTACTAAGCGGTCTGCAGCCTTTCTAGCTTCAAAACTCTTATCACCACTTTTACCAAGATCCTCTAAGGCTTGCGAAAACATACTTTTGTAATTTCCGCTAGGCATCATTTTACCTTTAGTCAAGATTGGATAGTATGCTCCAGATTCACCACCTTCAAGACGATTTGGCTCCGCAAAGTATTGTGATGCTCCTATGCGGCCATCTAAAAGTGGGTCAACATAAACACCGCTTCCAATCGCACCATGCTCGGACGGCCTGAAGGCCAATATATCAGGGGTCTCGTCGTCAAACTCTCCCCCTCGCTCCTTTGACGTGCCATGCATGCCCTCGCGCCTATATCCCATCTGGAACAGCCGTAAGCTGCGGCTATCTGCATCCATCGGCAAGTCGTAATTTTCAAACAGATACTGGTTTAGCTGCGTTGTCTTTACGCTGTCGCCCATGTCAAACATGTCGTCGGTGATGTTGGCAGCCTCACCCTCCTTCAGCATGTTTAGGATCATGTCTCCGCGTTCTTTCGGGGCGCTTGGCAGAGATGTCTTTGTTGGCCTTAATCCGCTTGCGGCAACGCCGCCGCCAGTCATGGCCAAGCCAGCCATGGCAAGCGCATCGTTTAAGGCGTCTGCGCGTGGCGGCACACCTTGCGCGTATTCTCTAGCAGACTCAACGCCGCGCGTGCCGCCGGTAATAAGATCCACCAAACCCTGCGGCACGGCAGGCGTTGCTTGGCCAGACCGCAAGGCGTCAAATATAGACATCCCCTGCGGCGCGTCTACCGGCAGAAACGTAGACCGACGCTTGCCCTCTTCCGGCGCAAGCAGCCCCATCAGCTTGCCTGCCATGCTGTTGCGATTGCGGTATTCGCGGCGCAGCTCGTCAAGCTCCGCAGGCGTGCGATACATCGCTTCTTCTTGCATCTGCAGATTAAAGTCGCGCGGCGACAGGTTAAATATGTCTATGGTCGCCATATCAACAATCCCATGCTCTGCGCGACCAGTAATTCGCGCTCAACTTGCTCGACTTGCCCTTGATGCCGCCGGAGCGTGCGCAGTAGGACGCCTTGCGCTTAGGCTGATCCTTCTTGATGGACATGGCGGGGTCGCCAAAGTTAACCTTCTTCACCGTGTCGCCCTCAACCGCCAGCACTTCAAACTTCTTCGGCCCGCCGCGTCGCGGTTTATTTACCGCCGTGAACCCGTGGCGCTTCTTCGCTGCTGCAATCTTCTCTGACTTGGTGCGCGCCATGCTATTTCTTCTTTGCGGTCTGCGCTGATTTCTTAAACGCCTTCGCGGTAGGCGCGCCTTTGCTGCCTACCTTGCGCATCTTCTCGCCAGACCCAGCAGCAATGCGCTTACGCTTTGCGTGGATATTAGCGTACAAACCCTTCTTCGGCATTCTAAGCTCCTTCGCCCCACTGGACGCATTGATAATCTGTTGCGCGATACGCAGGAAACATCTGCCGCGCGTATTCCAGCCCGCTTGGTATGGACTGTATGCACTGGCTCTCGCTCTGCATCACAGGGCTGCCAAACGAAAAGCAGTTACCCTCGACGCTGCAAAGCAAAAGCAGCGCCGTCCACATCACTAGTAAGCGCCCATGCGCTTCTTCGCCATACACGTTCCAGCGCGCTTGCATGCGGCGGGTGTCGGGCAGCCCTTACAAGGCTTAAACTTCGGTGTTTTCATCAAAACAATCTCCATAAATTACGCGCAGCGTAACATATTGAGCAAGATTAGGCTATACCGCGCAAGTTTCTGCGTATCGCGCCACGCCAAGACATCATCGGGCCTGACAGTGCCGTTGCTGCATCTGACGCCATAGTCAAGCAAACAGCATCAGCTAAATCCGGCGAACGCAAGCCACGCTTGCGCATGCTATCTTTGCTCTCGGCTTGCATCTTGCCGGACGAGGTAAAGCTATACCGTATGGCAGTTAGATCAGCCCGCAAGTCATCATCTTCCGGCAGCTTACACGAACGATCCTCTAGCCACGCCTTTGTCTTAAACCACAGCTCAGTACGCAAATTATTATATGTCTCGCCCATGCTGGGAGCCTCAGCAACATTCACACCACGCACAGGCGCGCCTAGCTCACGCAACCTATCAACCACACCAGCGCCGACGCCAATGCTATCTACAAGTATCTCATCAGGCTGCTGGCTGGGCGGCAACGCCTCATACTCAGCCATTACCCTCCCCACGGTCTGCATCAGATCCAAACCCTGCCACGACTTAACTTCCGTTATAACGTTAGACTCGCGCTTACAAAACGCCGTCCTATCGCTACCAAATCTTGCCGGATCTATGGCCCACACAGTCTTCGCATTCGGCGCAAGCTCAATATCACGCTTCATAGCACTCTCCACCAAATGATACGGCACAATCGTATCATCGTCGGCAAGAGGAAAATCACCCATGACCCTTATCAAAAACGCGTTAGATTGTTCGCCGTATCTCACGCGCATCTCGTCAACAAACTCTTCCGACACCAGCGGGCTATCCACGCATGACCACCGACGCGTCCACCAGCTAGATGCCATCTTTGTCTGGCTTTCGTAAAACGTTCCGCTGGATCTGGTCGGGTTAGACAAAAGTATCGTGGTCGCGTTGTGGCCCGACATTGATCCAGCAGCAGCCTCAAACACCTTCTCAGGCACACCGCTGGCTTCATCAACAACCAACAAAACATGCTCTGAGTGAACGCCAGCCAATGCTTCTGGCGTTTCTGCACGACTGGTACGGGCCGATATAAACGCCTCTGACGATGCAGCGGCAAGCTCAACGCGATCCGACTTCACCGTAAGCAGCTGCGATATTTCTTTAGGCAGCTCATTTATCCAACGTTTAAGCTCGGCAAACAGCGCGTCAAAAAGCTGGCCGCTGGTTGGCGCAGTCACAACAACCTTATTCGGGAACCGCAACAATAAAAACCAAAGCATAGCCCAAGACGCGGATGTGGACTTTCCCGTGCCATGACCAGACCTTACGCTAATCTTGCGCTCGCCAGCCGCAATGGCTTGCAAAAACTCTGCCTGATATGGCAGCGGCTCAGCGCCAAGCATCTCCCTAACAAAACGCACAGGATCTTGCGCGTACCGCGTCACAAAATCCTTCATCAGTTTTGCCTGCGCTTCACTCATTGTCTGGCTCCGGCGTAACGTCAATAATGCTTGACCTATTCTTACGCAGCGCATCCAAATGCATGTCGCCCAAGCTAATCGTCACCTGAGCCGAAGGCTTTGTGCCGTACCTGTCAGCGTTCGCAGAGCCTGCCATAAACCGGCGATGATGAACACGCTCACGCGCCAAGCTAACGTCAGTCGATGATAGGTCAGGCTTGTGCGTAAGATCATCCAATATGGCCAAGCCTTCCTCAACAAAAGCATCGGCGCTGTCTTTCCTAGCGCGCTCCAAAGCCTCGCGGTAGTCCGGCACAGAATTAATGGCCGCGCTTAGGTAAGACCTGCTGCACTTATATTCTTCAGCAAGCTTGGCCAAAGTCACGCCTGATGCAACCTTGTCCGTTATGTAGTCTATGCCACCGCGCTTGGCCACATCGCTTAGTATGCGCTTTTTTAACGCTCTGCCCGCCATTTACTTTTCCCCAAATTTTGCAAAATTTTACGTGGGGCGGCGAAGGATGGCAAGGGGGGTGCAGGGGGGGTGCAGGATTTGTGTGTGTGAGGGTATAATAATAACACTACCGGCAGAAAGCTTTGGCGGGGGGGGCTTTGCGCCTGCAAGCTGTAAAAGCTGGCCGTGTTGCGTCTGGTGCATGGCTAAAGGCATGGCGCATAATAATTATTATGTTAAGTGCGTTTAATATCAATGACTTACGCTATGATCGCAGCGCATGGCTATGCATAACACAACATGTTGTGCCTGAGTCGCGCCAGAATGTGCTTTTGACCAGTCGGTAAAAATTTGACCATTTGGTAAAAAATGCGTATTCGCGCGCGCGTCTGTGTGGTGACGCTTCACTGTGTTGCGCGTCACTTTTTTTGCATTTGATTGCATTTTATGCTTGCACTCTATATATCTCTATGATATCTCTTGGATATCAACACAAAACACGGAGATAAAGATAATGAAAACTTATTTTGCAAACGCAATCGCAGACGGCGCAGTTTACATCGCCACAATTACGGATTTTGGGAATGGCACATGTGCTGAGTTTATCAGTAAAAGCGGCGAAATGGGATGTATCACGCTGGCAGAAGAAGACTTCCCCACGGCCAATTTAGGCAGCGCTTCTAAGCAAGTTTATGCGCGCTCGATTTTAGCTTCTGCAATCTTTAAGGACGCGAAAACAAAAGAGATTCAATGGCTCGCATGACCCATCGCTTAGCAGCGCTTAACGGCGCTGCCTTGCCATGCGTCAGTAAATTTACACTTGACTACATGATAGCAATCAGATATCACTAAGATATAACAACATAAAACACGGAGACAAATAAAATGAAAGTATTATCAGTCAACCTGCAAGACAACGAAATAGGCGCAAAGCGTGAGCGCGTCAATAACGGCTTTTCCAGTGAGCTGGCCGTGATAGAGCCAAAGACAGGCCGAAGTATTGCAATTTTTCGCACTTATATAACCGGTTACACCTTTCATTGTTGCGCTTGGTTTCATAGCGCTGATAACCACGGGTCAGGCTATGGCAAGGCAACCGGCAGCGGCTACTGCAAGGAAAGCGCAGCAATAGACGAGGCCATTGCAAACGCTGGCATTGCCTTAGACAAACGCTTTGGCGGCCGTGGTGAAAGCGCTATACGCGACGCAGCTTTAGCCATCGGCCGCAAGCTTACCGGCAAGCGTAATTTGATTCTACATAAAGCGCACGGATAGGCCGCATGATGCCCATATTACACAAAATAGCCGCTTGCTTATTCTTGCTGCATCTATTCGGCTCAATGTCCTATTTGGTTTGGCTTCCAATTCTTTTGGAGGCCACCCAATGACCCGCCCCGAGCTTATCGCAATCATCAAATCAATTCGCCCGCATGACATCGCGGGCGGCGCAATCCTCTTTGCCGCGCCAATTATCGCGGCAATTATCGCAACCATCGTCAAAACAGGAGTCTAGCAAATGAGAGAAGGCACATATTTTATCGATTTAATCGCAAAATACGAGCAGCGCGCAGAAGTATTGCGCGGGCTTGATCCAGAGCTAATTAAGCGCGCAACAGCAGCTAGAGACGCGTTAAGCGAGTTTCTTGAGGATATATATGAGATTGATTTTGATTTCAGATTATCAACAGCGCGCGAAATGTTAGATTCATCTCGGCGTTTAGAGTATTTGCTTGATGAGCTTGACGAAGATGAAATAGACGCTGGCGTTTATGCTTTGGTTTCCAGCGCGTCTTCTATTATGCTAAGCAACAGGCAGCAGCTTTGCTACAATAATCTTTTGATGTCTGCTGTTGACGATTTCGCCACAGCCCGCAATAACCTTGACGAGTTTCTTAATTTCGAGATTAAACCACATTGGCACGATCTAGCAGCGGAAGAACGCGCAAGCCAAGATCCACCAAAGAAACGCGGCAGGCCACGCAAGGCAAAATCTGATTAATGTAGCATTGCGCTGACGTCATCATCGGCTAGGCCCGCCAAAGCCTCCACCATGCTTTGCGCAATTTGTTGAACGCTTGACCCGTCAGTCAAGCGTTCTTCAATATATTCGGCCAGCGCGTCCAATTCCGCTTCCGCTTCCTCGTTATTTTCAACCGGCATTATCAGCGTTAGCTTTATCATTTGCCCACGCTATCCCAAAAAAAAGACCATGCAAAGCTTTTGCCTTACATGGTCCAGTGTGTCGCTGATATGAGGTAAAGAGCAATCAAGGCGCGACAAGCGCAGACAGGGAGGAAACTACGCTTGTCAAAAGCTAGGCCAGAACAGCCTAAAGATCAAGCCCCATAAAACCCCGAACAGAACCACGTAAGCCCAATTCAGCACCCACCCTAGCCCGCAGCATCGTTTCGCGCCTCTATGGCCCCTCTACGGGCTTCCAATCGCCATCTTCTATATATACCGCAGCACACTCCGCGCCAAGCGCAGCATATCCCGCCAAATCCACGAATCCATCCGCGTCCACCTGATGCGACACGCGGCTAATCTTTAGCAGCCCCATCATCATGCACACGTCCGACGCGGTTAGCGTTTCTTTTCCCGCAATATATGCATTCCACATAACCGCTATGCGCTGAAAGTTTTCCTGCGGCGGCCCGTAATCCCGATTGCGTGACCCATGCACTAGCGTTCCCGCTTTCGCCAGCACCTTGCCGCGTGTCGTATCCATATTCATTTTCGTTTCCCTTTTTCCAATTTAATTTTGCGCTTCAATATTTCTGCGCGCTCTGCTGCCGTCCAACGCGGCAAGCTTGCATCAAACCTGCGCCGGTTAGCGAACCCCTCCAATTCGGCAAGCGTCGAACAGCTTGCCAATTTTTCATCAAACGACCTGCACCATTCACGCCCGACAAAATGCCCGCGAGGATATGCCACCGCTTTACCTTCAGCAAACATACGATCCAGCCATTTTTCCAAACCCTTTTTATTCATCTAAATTTTACCTTGGCAAAACCGCAGCTATGCAATCTAGCAAACAATAACATTACCTTAAGGTAAATGTTAATGTTGCTAGATTTCACAGCATTTAGCCAAAGTTATACCATTCTTAATAACATTGAATAACATTTATAACATTTTTACCCGTAACCCATTGATTTCATTGGCCTCGCAAAACGTTATCAAATGTTATCCCTTTTCATTTTGCCGTCTAATCCTTCACCCGCCCATCTTTGCCCGTAAACCATACCAAACCCTCATTTTTGACCAAATGACCGCCCGCAATCAGCGCATCTATTGACCTCGTATAAGACTGGTTTGGATTGGTTGCGCCGGTGATTTTGCCCTTGAAATGATCCCGCAAAACTTCTTCGTCAATCGTCCAGTAGGCGCTTGCTTCTGGAAATCCTGCGCCCGCTGGGTTTGGTTGCCCGACGCGTTCACCGCGCAGCTGCGTAAAACACCGCTTAAGCAATAGCTGATTTTTGCCGCTTATCTTTGGCTTGCTGGCTTCCTCAATTTGCTCTGCGCTGGCCTCTGATATGGTGCAAGTCGTGACGGCATCGCCGTCTTCGTCTTGCCCTAATTCCACAACGTCCAGCACAAAATCAAACCTTGCGCCGGTTTCCATATCGCGCTGCTTCGTGGCTATCGCGTAGCGAATGTTTGTTTCCGCATCGTGATCTAGCTCAATTTCGGCATCCGTTGCGCTGCGCAAACTTGAATGGCCACGCGCGCCCGCTGCTTTATCCTTGCCGCTATGATGCACGATCATAATATGCGCCAGCGTTACTTGGCGCAGCGCATCCACGTTGCCGATAAATCTTGTCATATCATCCGGCGCATTTTCATTGCCGCCCGCCATGCTGCGCGATAACGTATCCACCACAATCATACGCACTGGCCCGTGCTTGCGCGATACTTCACGCACCAGCTTGGCCAGCTTTTCAAGATCCGCGTTTGGGTCAAGCAAATTGACCGGCGACGGTCTGACAGCCAGCTTTACATCTTTATGCTCTGGGTATTTTTGGCGCAGCGCAACGATCCGATTATGAAACGCATTGCCGCCTTCCGTTGCTAAGTATAGCACGCTGCCGCCTTGCACCTTGCATCCGTTCCACGGCTTGCTTGCCGCCACATGCCACGACATATCTAGCGCAAAGAATGATTTGCCTGTGTTGCTCGGCCCATATAGGACAGACATTTGCCCTTCGCCCAGCCATTTTTTGACCAGATAATTTCTTGAAAGCTGGGCCTGCGCATCTTCTGGGAAAAACACCTCATCCAGCAAGTTATGCACGGTTAGTGCTTTGCGCGTGGCCTCTGGCCCTTGCGTAACCCAAAGATCATTGAAATCTGTGCCTTCGCTTGGCGGCAAAATATATTCAACGCCATGCTCAGCAAATGCTTGCTCCGCTGCTTTTATGCCAGCCTCGTCATTATCGCCCGCCACCACCAGCGTTGCGTCCGGCTTGGCTTCCCTAAGACCCGCCACGACCTTATGTATATTGCCCGCGTTTAGCGCGAACACGACTGGCTTGCCCGTTGCCTGCGCGATGCTTGCCGCCGTTGCCCAGCCTTCAGCAATATATGCAAAATCCCTGATTGGCCCGCCGATCACGGAGAAATTACCATTGACCGGCATCTTATACGAAAATTTCTTTTTGCCGTCCTCGTCGATAAACTGCACGCCTTGGCGTCTGCCCGTCACGTCAATGATTGGTATTTGCAGATCAGGCCCGTCAATAATAGCGTTATGACGCTGTACGTTTTTGCGTACCAGATACGGGTGCGTTTCCGCTTCCTGCGCTTGCTGCGCTTGCTCGATTTCCGGCATTATTTGTTCCCCCTGCGCTGGCCATTCTATGGCTTTATTTTGCGGCCTTGCAAGATCCGGCATTTTATTTGCGTCGGGCCATAATCCTTGGCTGCGCAATGCTTCTTGTATGGCCTTAAAATCATTGCATTGCCTGCAATTAACCATGACCTCGCCATTGAACTCTTTTATCCAAAACCTGTCTTTGCCGCCGCAATTCGGACATGCCCCATGATGCTCTCCCTTGCTGGTTTGTTTTAGGTTAAGGAGCTTAACTATCTCGTTGCCCCATTCGGCCCAATGCGCGGTGGGAAACTTGCTATCCTGCCTTAAATTATTTAACATAATCGTGCATACCTCTGCTTCTGGTTGCCCCGCCCGATTAGGTTTCGCACTGTTCGGGCGGGGCTTTTTTATATGCTAAAAGGGTATTTCATCATCGAATGAATCCGACGCCGATTGAGGCGCTGCCGTGGCAGGCGCTGGGCTTGCTGGCGGTAATGCAAACGGATCATCTTCCGCTGGGCTTGCTGCGGCTGTGTAGCCCCCGATCACAGCATCGAATGGATCAGCGCCATGCTGAAGCTCGGCCAATTCAAGCACCTGAACAGCGCGCAATCTCAAGCTAATGCCGTTGATTGATCCAGTATTGTACGGCACAAGCGTCACGGCCACATTTACCTTGCTGCCTGACGTCAGCATAAAGTCATCCGGCAGCTTATTGCGCTGGGCATCTACCTGACGCGGCGGGCTGGTTTTTTCCATGCCATACGCGCCTTTTAGTTTTGCCTTGCCGATTATTTCGCCATCATCGCCTTTTTTATATGGCAAGTTTGACGGCTTTTCAGGCCACTTCTTTTTGCTGTCCATAGACGCGGCATTGTTATACGCTTCCATGCAGAGCGAATGTAGCTGCTTGGCCTGATCCGGCGTCATAATAAATGACATATCATAGGCGGCTCCATCGTCTAATGCATCGCATTTCACAGACCGCATTTCGCCGCTGTCGAATTTATATGTTCCGTTTAGTCGTGGATAACGCGCAACGGCGTTACTGATAATATGTTGCATGTGCAACTCCTTGGTAAATTGCGTGGCACCCCCAC